CCACCGTCTGTTACTGAAAGAGTTGTATCAGATCCATCAGTTACTGCTTGAGTAGTATAACCACCAGATATCTGTTCAATAATTTCTAAATTTGTATTAGTCTTTGTACCCCAAGTTCCTGCGTTTTCACCAGTTGCTTGTTTTTCTATACCCAAAGGGGTGTATGTTGACGCCATAAAAAATTCTCCTAAGCTGCTACATCATTATAACTTGTATTTGATCCACTTGCAACATCCGAATATGAAGAATTCGAACCCGTTGAAACATTACTATAAGACGTATTTGAACCAGTGTCAACATCACCATAAGCAAATATGTCAACAGTTCCAACATTTAATGTTGCTTCAAAACTAGTTAATCCTACTGTAATATCTGTTAATGAAATACTACCAAGACTAAACGTGGCTGATACTCCTGTTAATCCTAAACCTTCTTCAATAGTTAAAGAACCTACACTAGGTGTCATTGTTTGAGTAGTGGGTTGAATTAATGCTCCACCTAATCCTATAATAGAACCTAAACTAGAAGTAATAGATAAACCAGAAAGCTGAACTACATCATTTGGTATTACTACAGTTCCAATATTAGCACTAAATGATACACCAGTTAAATCAGCTTCTTGTGAAGATGATCCAACAGCAGTTCCTTGTGTTGAAGTTATAGATAGACCAGAAAGTTGTGCTACTGTATTTGGTATTGTAACTGTTCCTTGACTTAAAGTCATGTCCTGACCAGTCAATCCAATAGTCATGTCATTGACTGTCAAAGAATCAACAGAGGATGTTACTTGTTGGCCAGTCAATCCAACTTGCATATCAACTACGGACACTGAACCAACAGAGAATGTAGCTGATAAACTAGTGTCTATTGATACAGGAACAAAAGCTTCGCCTTGTGAAAAAGTAGATTCAAGACCAGTTGGTGTAAAGATAACATCAGGAATGTCTACAGATCCAACAGCAGATGTAATTTGTATACCTGTTAAAGAAACAGAAATAGTTTGATCAGAAAGATCTCCCCATCCACCATCACCACTCCATTGCTGTGCACCCCAACCTGTTTTTAAAGTTGTGTCTTCATTCCAAGTAGCTTGGCCCCAGGTAAACCTGCCCCATCCTGAAGTCGTCGACATGGTCGACCTCCTATGCTAGTCTAATGATTGCTGCTGTGGCGTCGTTTGTAGGAAATTCTATTTTAAAAGTTCCGTTACTCGCTGTTTTATCTCCACCGAATGCGATTGCACAAACAGCGTCAGTTGTGCTTGAGCCACCGTTTGTTGTTGTGTTATAAATTAATGCAGCGTTTGCAGTAAAAGAAGCTGATGAATAAGTTACGTCAGAAAAATCTGTAAATGCAGTTGTGCTAGTTAATCCAACTCCAGTGTTAGTTAAAGTTGCACCACCCGCAGTGTATGCAGTCCCTGATGTATTTGTAATTTCCTCTGATGTTGAATAGTCTGTTGTAGAAGCACCTAAAGTTGCAGAACTATCAAATAGTGCAAGTTTAAAAGTGTGACCACCAGATGATTCAAAACTGTGTTTACCTTGTAAAAGTTCTTGTTTAAAACTAGAACATATTGCGCTTGTATTTGCCATAATTTATTCTCCTACGGGTTTGCTGAGTTTATTGGTATACGAACAGTGCCATCAGTGTAGTCATCTCTTCGTCTTCGACCAACTTGCTCGTTAGCAAACTTTTGTACCTCTTGTTTATATTTATTTTCGTATAAAGTCAACATATCTACTGGACCTTTTAAAAAGCCATATGCTTCTGATAAACAGCAATATAACAGCCCATTTGGAAAATTCATACTAATATAATTAGTATCATTGTTTTCTAAAAGATCAGGCATTTTATTGTAATGAACTCTAAATTTGTATGTTGTATTTGGTGTTGGTGAAAAAGCTATACGTCCAGAGGTAGTATCTGATTCTCCTGTGCCTCCACCATACATAGCATAATATTTAGGTCTACCTTGAGCTGCAGCTGTTCCTGTTACATCTTGATACTCTTGTAGGTAGGTGTAATCTTTTTTTTCTAACCAAACATTAGCTCCTGTAATAACTGAACTTGAGTCATAAACTTGTATACCTCTAATAAATAAAGCTCCTGCTGGTGCGTTGATAGACTCTTGACCAGCAACTAAATTACCAGTTTGTTGTCTTCTTTCTGCATCAATAGGCACATCTCTAAATATTCTATACTGTGAATTTAAAATAATATTTTCTAAAACAGAATCAGATAAAACATTTGAATCTGTTTCAGTATAACTTCTTATTTGTGTTTTTAATCCTGATGCACTTAATCCAGCCATTATCTAACTCCCACTATTTCTAAACATCTTGGACAACTTTTTTTAAATCTTAAATGACCAGAACAATGTAGTTTGCTTTCTTCTTTGTGCACAGGGATTTCTGATTCTGGTACTTTGAGATATAATTCTGCGTGTTCATCCATATCTTCTGGGCATGCACATTGTTTAATCCCAAATAATTTACAAATAAAATTTTTTAATTTTTTTATCATGGTGTTATCGTAACTGGTCCTGCAGACACAGTTGGTCCTCCTGAATCTTCTGTTATACTAGGAGTTGCACCTAGTGTAAACGTATATTTATCTGTTGTTGTAACTGTTATACTAAATCCTGATGAATTTTCATAGGTTGTAAAAGCCACTCCTCCAGGGCTGCCTTGCACATTTCTAAATCTTACAGTATCACTAGTAGATCTTCCATGATTAGGTTCTGTCACTGTAATTGTTTGTGAAGAAGCTGTTATAGAAAAAGGATTATTACCTAACATTGCTGCAACAGCAGGTTCAGTTCTATCTGTTCTAACATTTCTTAGTGCAATACCATCTGCAGAAATAGGTTTTGGTTCTAACTGCGGTTGCTTTGGTTCAAATTCAGATACATGTACAAACGCACCATTCCACTCTCTAACCATTTCTCTGTATGGAAATTCCATACCTGATCTATCAGATATTGCTTTTGCGTATTTACCTGTTGCGTATTTTGCCATTATTTTTTACTTTTTTTCTTTTTCTTTTGTTTTTTCTTTTTACCGCCAGGTCCTAAAGGTTTATCTACTCTACCACCTTTGGCCATGTCTTTCTCTCCAAGTTGTTTTCTAGCCTCTTCAATTGCTTCTTGTTGAGAAAAACCTTGCTCTCTAAGTTCTGATACAAGTTCCATAAATTTTTTTTCATTCATATTATGCTCCTGGGTAGTATGCTTTTGGTGTTATATATGTGCTAGAAGCTGAACCATCTTCTGCTAAAGCTCTAGCTAACTCGTCTTCGTAATATAATTTCATTTGTTGAGTTAACTGTGGTTGAAATTTTTGTGAAAGATAAAAAGCTAAACCAGCAACCATACAAGGCACAAATCTAAATGGCACATCGGTTGCATTTGTATAATCACCTACGTCTTGTATTCTTTTTATGTAGTAGAAATGCATGTCTTTAGATGCATTTGTAGAGTCAGGTGTTGGGTAAACGTGCACTCTAACTTTATCAATAAATCTTTCTACCCAATATTGATTAGGTGTGCCTTTTGAAAGTTTGTTTGAAAAACCTGCATAAGTAGATCTATCTACTTTTGTCATAGGTGAATCTGATTGTGTTGTTTGTGTTCTATTTGATCTTAACTGTGCTTCAAGAACATCAGACATACCATAAATTCCATTAGGAGTAGACGTAGCACTTGTGCCATCATCACTAGATCTAAAGAAATCATATTCTGCTTGTCCTTCAATTAAATCTAAATCAACTTCATCTATTTCCCAATAGTGAATACCTCTATTACCCCATTCTTGAAATAATATATTAAGAGATCGTCTTGCAGATTTTAATTGATAACCTGCAACGTTTTGCAATCCTAAACGTTCAAAAGCATCTTCTACTATCTCATCAATAGCAAAAGTTTTATCGAACGTTGCTGTTCCCGAAGTAGTATTAGCCATCTAAACTCCTACGATTCGTAAACTTTAATCCATTCACAAACAATTGTTCCTGTATCTCCATCCGTGCAAGCTGGTAAAACAACGTTTACATCACCAGTGAATCCACTAGCTTCTGTGTTTTTTAATCCACCAAAACTAGAATAATCATATTCCATTTCACCTGCTAAAGTTTGAAATACAACATCTGATGTTGCATCCCATTGCATTCTGATTGCATCAGCTGGCGCTGTTACTGAAACGTTAAAACTAACTTTGTTTAGTCTTACAGTTTTGCAAGTTTTACCATTGTTTGATGCTAAAGTAGAAACATCAACTATTTTAGTTGTGCTTCCAGCATTATCAGAAACTACATTGTAGTGAGTGATAAGTTTTTTTGCTCCGTCAAATACAGTTGTATTTAATACTGTGTCTGCCATGTTTCCTCCTTTTAAAGAGCGCCTGCATTACCAGGCGCTCCGAGTTTATTTATTAACTAGCGTCAGACGAGCTTGATATACCAATAAATTTTAAAACCATTGTTACACCCGATGCTCCTGGATCGCCACTTACAACCGCTTCTACTTCATCTGCTGTTGCAGTTGATACAGTTGTAGCTCCACCAGACATTCCTAAAACTCCATTACAAGGAAAAAATCCTTTGAAA